GCGCACCAGACTTCAGAGTCCGCTGAGCCACGATCTTCGCAGTCTCCTCCTTCTCCACACCACCAGCCGAGACCGTCTTCTCCATGCGGCGCAGGTCAGCGGGCGCCTCCGCATTGTGGAAGTGCCATATCTTGTCGCCCTCACCAGTCACGAGGACGTCGGTGCACATGTCCTGCCACGTCTTCGTCTCGCCGGCAGCCATAGCCCCCGGCAGACGCCACACCAGGTTGTTCCGCGACCTAGCTAGAACCGTGTTGGGGTTATAGATTGAGAGCTCGCGCCCCTCCCAGCGGTAGTCCAGGATGCCGAGGTCCCACATGGACTTCACGACCTGCCACAGGTCGATACTCGGGTCGTAGGCGATCGTCATGATCGACGCCCATTTAGCGCCAGCCGCATCCACTGCGTCCGTGCCACGCAGATCCATGACCTGCCCCCAGCCGCGCGCCTTCGCAGCATTCCACACAGACGACACAATCGCCCCAGGCGTCACAGACAGGAAATTCCACTTCCCATCCTTATCCGCGCCCCCCTTAGGGGCCTGCCACACCAGGGCATGCTGACAGTACTCACTGATGTGCACGCACTCAATCTTACGGACATCAGAGCCGTCATCAACAAGATCCCGCTCAATCTTCACCGTAATGAACCTGGCGTCACTGGCCTCATACCAGGTCTCACCGTTATCCGGAGTCCACTCCACAGCAAGTTCAACCTCGCCGTCAAGCCACTCAGCGTGCACGCCAGTAGACGGGTACGACGCCGTCAACGTGGGCATCTCACCCACCGGCACCGTCACCGTCATCTCCATGACATCCTTCAGAACACCAAGGCGAGGCCCCATCGGCCGGTAAGCGGCAAGCTGCATGCCCCAGTCGCTGTAGTCCGTCATCAGTAGTGCCTCCGGAACTTTACCCGGGCGTTCGCGTTCACGCCCTCAGTCCTCACCCGGAAATTACCCAAAGCGTCCGGAGTGAACGACCAGCCACCAGGCGGCACACTCAAATCCGCGCCAACATCCGGCCCCGTAGCAGCCCACCACGTAGACCCCAGGCGCACCGTATAGTCATAGCAGTTGATCACCATATGGTACGTATCCGGGGGAATCACACCATTCCACGACAAGGAGAGCCCAGACGCCACGTCCGTGATCTTCATGATCCGGGAAGGCGTCTCAATATCAATCACGGCATCATTGATAGGCAGAGCCGAACCCACCATGAGCCCAAGATTCTTCAGATCAGCCTCAGACTCATACTCGTCACGCCAAAAACCCTCCACACCCTCGAACACGAGCGTCGTCTCGATCATGTTCTCGAAGTAGTGGAACACCGGCTCCACACTCGACGACAGGCGCACCAGAGCCTCTTTCGCGGTCCCACCCGGTGGACGGTGCTGCATCTTCACGAGGCGCCCCAGCTGGCGCACAGACCTGATCAGAGCCCACCAATTCCGGTCAAGGCCACCACGCCCCTGCCCAGAATCCTGGACAACCATCTTCACCGTCACCTGGAACGGCTCCACAGCAACCGGAGCCAGAGGCATCACACCAGACCTGAGCGGCACAACCGTACTAATGTTCCTGGGCGACCCCAACGATGGGAGCAGCGTCTCAGACGTCACAAACCAGCGGCCCGCCGCATCATCCAACGGCACACCATTGATGAAATACTCAGAAGCCACCCTTACGCCTCCACGCTCTCACAACACATATGCCGCCCAGAACAACCCCAACCATGAGCAGTGCTCCTACCACCCAAGTCAGGATACCGACTGCGCGTAAACGCGCCGGAACCGAATCTTCGGGATACTCTCATCCGGATATCCAGTCCCCGAGACCGTGTACACGCCCTTGCTGTTCGGGTGCAGCTTGAAGCCGCGAGGATCAACCGTCAGGCCCTCGCTACAGTCCTCACCGTTCATGGGGAACCAGTCCGTCCCGCGCCGCACCAGACCCCTGCCCGGGTCAATCAGCAGGTGATCACCCCGCGTGCGGGCAGGCACCACCACCTGAATCCACGACCCGGTCACACCGTCCTTCAGGCCGACAATCTCCCCAGGATTAAGGACACTGAACACAACATCCCGGGCCGGAAAATGGCCACCAGCGAACGACGTCATCCAATTGAACTGCGTCTCAATAAGATCACTGTCCTCCCACAGGCCAGTAGCCCGCCAGGTCACCGACACGCGCAGAGTACCGTCAGCAGCCTTGACGCCGTCGCCGACCTTATCCACACTGAACGGGCACCGCGTCTTCTGCTTACCGCCGCCCGGGGTGCGCTCAAGCATCACCTCATAGGGCAGGGACGCCATCCACTCCCAGAATGCGTAAATATCGGTCACCTTATACAGCTGCCACAAGGCCGCCATCCCCCGACTAGACGGCTTCATAGACGAAGACCAGAACGAGCCAGGCTCGGCAGCCGCGGACACCAGCGTCCCAGTCGGAGGAGAATACCGCTCCTGCAGCACCTCCCAGCGGCCCGCCGCATCCTCCATGCTGCCACCATCGGCAGTGTACGAGGTAGCCATTATTTCACGACCTTTCACAAACTAGCGGCAAGGCGGATACCGGAAGCAACCTTGTCGCGGACACTCGAATCAGGCTCCTGCACAGGATTATACTGGTTGATCGTCACAGACGGGGCAGCCCTACGCACAAAATCCCCACCATCAGGGGCCTCATTATCCACCGCCATCGAAGGTAGGCGCCCAGTCAAGCCACGCAGAGACCGCTTCACAGACGGCGTCTCCTGCTCAATACCCGACACAAACCCCCGGATGATCATGCGGCCTGTCGGCTTCAACAGCTTACGGTCAACCGGGGCCGGACCCTTCCACCTGGGGATCATCCTCGTGATACTGCCCAGTATGCTCCGCAGCCGCCCAATCGCCCGCTGCACACCACTAATCAAACCACTGATAATGCTCTGGCCAGCACTGATAAGCCAGTTGCCAGCCCCAGAAAAAAGGCTACGAATACTGCCCGGGATATTCCGGAAGAAGCCTACGACCGAGGCCGCCGCCGACCGGGTGGTATTGACGGCGCCATTCCACATGTTGTAGAACCAGGTGGTCACAAACTGGGCGATCAAGCTCACGATAGTGCTGATAGACGTGTACATCACCGTGAAGAAGCCCAGGATCATGTGCACCGCCCCTGAGACAACCCCAGAGATAATCGTCCAGACACCAGAGAAGCCCTGCTTCACGCCCTCCCACATCTGGGTCCAGTCGCCCTTCATGAACCCAAGGAATATGTTCAGAAGACCCATGATAATGTCCAGGGCACCGCTCACCGTGCTGGAGAGAATCTGCCATACACCAATAAAGATTTCCTTGACGCCGAACCACATGAGTTCCCAAAGAGGCTGGAACCACTGAATGAACGCGTCCAGCGACTGCATGAGCGGCATCCCGTAGGTAGTCCATGCCTCGCTGAAGAGCTGCCAGACCTGTTGGATCTTCGGCCACCACTCGTTGACGAAGTAGTCCTTGACAACCTGGAACGCTGCGGTCACCTCGGTCCAGGCCGCGGTGACGGTCGTCCGGAACGTCTCACTGTTCTGCCACAGCAGCACGAAAATCGCTATCAGGGCAGCAATCGCCGCCACAACAAGGCCGACGGGGGACAGCAGGAACGAGATCGCCGTACCGATCCCCTGAATCGCGGTCACCAGGCCAGTAATTGTGGAAACGATCGGCCCGAGCACCTGCATGCCCACGAACGCGGCCACCAGCAGGTTCACAAGCTGGGGAGACTCCGCGAGCTTGTTGATCATCGGAATCAAGAATTGGTCAACGAACTTCGCAACATAGGGGGCGACCTTCTCGATCGCACCCGCAAGGCTCGTCCCCATCGCCGTCACAAGCGGCCCCAGAGCATCCAGGAGACGCACCAGGATCGGCCCCAAGTGCTCGAACGCGGCCCCCAGGACCTTACCGACGGTCTCAGCGACGCGCCCACCCAGGGTGAGGATCGCGGCCAGCACGTGACTGACCTGTGGGGCACGGTCCGTGAGCGACTGTAAGCCATTCTGGAGGCCTTGGAAGAACAGCTTGGCACCATGGCCCAGGGCGGCGTTCCCGAGGACCGCAGTGAGCCCCTGGAACGCGATACCAGCAGCCGTAGCAGCCTCCGGCAACGCCACCTTCAAGTTCGTGGCAATACCCAGAATCTGGGGGCCCGTGAGCTTCGCCTTCGCCATGAAATTATCCATGGAATCAGCCGCGGCCCCGAAGATCGACTTCAGAATATTCTGCCCAGTCACGCCCTTCAGGGCCTTATCGATCGCGTCGATATTCTTCTCGACACGGGCGAGCGTGTACCCTCCCGCCTCCGCAGCCTTGAAAATCGACCCGATGATGGAGGCGAGGTCCTTCATGATGCCCCACGACCGCTTCGCCGCGTCCGCACCCCTTAGGATCGCCTTATCGATACTCCCGTCCCCGGCGGCCTTCTCCGCCCACGCAGCAAACTTCTCCCCCAGCTGGGTAAACCAATCACCCAACTGGGGTAGGTAGCGGGACCCGACCTCACCAATCGTGAGGATCCCCTGAGTGAACCCAGCGAAGCCGCCGGTCGCACGCCTAGCGCCCTCAGTCGTATTCTGCAAAGACCGCTCAAGCTTCGGCAGATGCTGACGGGTGACCTCCGCCATGCCGGCGATCCAGCCGCCCTGCACCTCAGCGAGATCTCCCAGCTCACGGTGCAGCATGGGGAGAGCCTCAGACGCCAGCGCACGCACACTACCGGCAGCACGGTCCCAGAACCGGTTACCGATCGTCTCTTTCAGGTGCCCGAAGTCCTCTACCACATCCTGGATATGATCCTTGGCCGTAGACAAGGCAGTAAACAGGACACCAGCCGACGTAGCCACCCCAAGGAAGATGCCCGGCAGAGCCAGGCCAGCGGGCGCGATAGAAGCCAACCCCTTCGCGAGAGCGAGCACATTGCCGGCAGCCCCGACCATGGCGGCACCCATCGCGGCAGCCGCGGCGGCCGTGGTACCCATCGTGAGGGCGGTCTTATCGAGGTTCTTGATGACGTCCTTCAAAGACCGGCCCCAGTCCGTCAGGGCCCTACCACCAGACAGGCGACCAATATACTCCTCGACCTTCGCGAAGGCCGCATGATCAACGACCGCCTGGATATTCACCTTACGAGGTCGAGTCAGCCACGCAAGCTTCGCAGACGCCTTCCCCGTATCCGCATCCGCATTGACGGTGACCTTCTTGTCATCCGCAAGCTTCCTGATCTTCCGCTTCGTCTGCTCATAGGAGCTCTTATCAACATCAGTCTTAACGCCGATACGCTCCTCAAAACGCTTCTGCAGCGCCTTGTGAATCTTGTCCAGTGAAGCCTTATCGACGACTGGGTCAATCGCCTGAGTGACGGCGGTCATGTCCTTGAGTTGGAGGCGGATGCGAGTCAGCCCCGGCTCATCCAGGCGCGGCACGATCTTCGTACTCGTATCCTGGCGGCGAATCTGCTCTTTCACCCGCCGCATAGACAGCTGGTCCAGCTCAGGAGACACCTTAGTAGACGCGCCAGCACGCTGAAGGGCGGCACGATACTGGCGGACGGCCAGATCATCCACACGAGGGGCTACGCGCGCATCCTTGACAGAGTCATTCACGCGCCGCTTCGTCTCAGCGACAGACTTGTTGTCAACCTTGAGCTTAGCGTTTACGGTGGCCTTCAAGCCCTCAATGCGCTTTTGCAGACGCACCACGGACTGTTCGTCCAGGCGCAGTTTCACCGACATGGTCGGCTTCGCCCTCCGCAGGCGACGCTCTAGATCGATAATCTCCCGCTCATCAAGCTCCAGGCCTACGGGGATCTCAAGGTCGAGTTCGTGGCGTATCTTGCGGAGCTTCTGCTTCAGTTCCTTCGCGAACCCGGTAAGGTCTGGGGCGACCTTGACGCCAAGCTTACCGACTATACCCTTAGGCATACGCCACACCGCCCATTCTTAACATCACCCTATAGACCCAAGCATAGCAGCCATGCCAGTCTCATCAGACGACGAAACCGCCTCCCTACTCCCGGGAGGCTCGGGGCGAGCCGCATACTCAGCATGACGCAGACGAGCCTGCTGCTGAGCAGTCGCCTTCATCGTCAACGTGCCAATATCCGCCAGATCCGCGCGCTGGCGCTCAGCATGACTCCACCCAAGCCATTCCTCACCACCAAGCAAGGTGCGGGCGCGCCACATAGACCCGGGCTCATACGGCAGCCTGGCGACAAGAGCTTCTATCAGAGAAATCCGGAGCTGACAGCCACGCGCATCCACACCATAAAGGGCGTAGAGGTCGCCGTCAGCGTCCGGATTCTCGTCAAGGAATTTCTTCAGCTCTCGTCGCCGAGCAATTCCCCCACCCAGGCACCAACCAGCTCAATCACAGCCGTCAAGCCGTGGGTGCGGTAGAACTCGATGTACGCCTTCTCGTCTGTGAGGAAGCCGTCCTCCAGGAGCTCTACGACGTTGGTGAGCTCGCTCATGCTCAGGTTGTCAACGTCTTCCATATTGATTGCCTCGAAGAGGCGCATAGCCTGAGACGGCTTCAGGTCACGGGGGTGAATCAGCACCTCGTGACCGGGCACGTCCTCGAGCGCCACGTCCTGAGGCTCCGCTGTCTTCTTCTCGTCTTCTGCCATTGTTCTGTGCTCCATTTATCTGGTGCGCCCCCAATTGTGGTGTGATGCCTGGCGTGGGCGGCGGGAGCACACCACAAGAGGCACCGCCCACGCCAGGAGACTAGAAGAGGTCAGGCGACAGTCAGCTTCGTAGCAGAGTCTGCCTTGCCCTTGCCGTTGATAACACTGATCACGTGCTGGCCAGCAGGCACGGTCGGGACCTTCACCGTCAGGACAGTCGCGGAACGCTTCGTGAACGACGCGGCAGCGGCGCCAACCGTAACGCGACGCACACCGTCGAAGTTGGTGCCCGTCACGGTCACAGTGTCGCCGACCTTCGCGTTAACGGGCTTGATCTCGGTGATCGTCGGCACAGCAGTCGCCTTGCCGGTAACCTCGCGGGCGCGCAGGTAGTGGACGCTTGTCTTGCCAGACGGAGGGGTCAGGAGGACGCCCTTCATCTTGACCTCAGTGAAGTTCTCCTTGTCCAGGGTAGGCATGTCGCCGGACAGGTTCACCTTACGCAGGAGGATGCCGGAGACAAGCTGGCCCTCCACGATCACAATCAGGATCGCACGGTCCGTAGAACCGGACAGGACCAGGTCGTAGCCGTCCGTCTCCTCCACGTAGGTAGAGCCGGGGAAAGCCGTCTGGATCGTGTCATCACTGAATGACACAGAGTTGATAGTGACGTTCGTGGTCTTCGACGCACGCGTCGAGCGAGCATTCTTACGGTCCCACGTGTCCTTAGTAGACGCGTCACCGCCGTCAGTCTCGAACTCGATCAGGTTCTCGCTGGAGGTGTCGCCAATCCACTTCCAGCCCTGAGCCTCCAGGGTCGTGCCGTCCCCGAACTCGTAAGCCCACAGGTCCGGGGCGGCGGTGTCAACGTCACCAACGTAGACGTGGCCCATGCCCGCAATCTGGATTTCCTTATCAGCATTCGCAGTGTTTGCCATGCTCATCCTTCCTTTTGAATCTTGGAGCGGGCCACGATAATGCCGCTCACCCTGAACTCGGCATAGTCCGCAGTGTTGGACTGCAGGCCACCGAGAGTAGGCCCAGAAAGCTCCAGGTTAGCTATCCACCCGCCCGCAACAGGCTTACCGTCCCGCCACAAGCGATTCAGGCCAGCCATGAGAGCAGTAGCCATCTCCTCGGCCTTGTCCATGCTCTCGTCGGTCACATACCATGTGACGCGCATCTTCAGGCCAGCGAACATGGGGCCGTTCTCCAGGGTGGACGTGGAGATGACCTGACAGACCAGGATCGGCCCCAGATGGTTATCGACGTCAGCCCTGGTCTCTACCTCTGCCTCGGACAGGACGAGAGCCCCACCGTGCGCAACCTGCCTAGTGGCGTCCACAATGAACGTCTGAGGCAGGAGCGGGGGGTGCTCTTCATAGATGGCCATCAGAAACCACCGTGCCTAGCGACCACGGACCGGAACGCGTTAATGCCCCGCACCCACTTGCGTCCCGCACGGCCGGCACGTCCCTGGAAGTGCCCGAATTCCGTGTGCCACGAGTAGGACACTGAATTGACCTCAACGTGGTAGTCTGTGCGCCCTTTGAACACGCGCACGGAGGAGGCGAGCTTGCCCGTGCGCACGTGCTTCGCCAACTGGGCTGCCACCTCGGCGGCCACACGGGCGGCGGCGGCTTTGAATTCGGGCTGCCTAGAAGCCTCTTCAGCGATCAGCTTACGCACAGCCTTATTATCGTAGACGACGATATCGCCGGGCATGGCTACTTGACCTCTCCGCGCATCAGGTCCACGCGCACGGTGAAGTGCGCGACCATGGGGGATGCCCCGAAGTAGCCTGGGTCGCCGGTCTGCTGGTACGTGTAGTCCAGGGACGCGGCAGGCCCATCTAGAATCTTCACAGTCGAATGGGGCCCACCAGGCCACCTGCCAGCGCCCATGATGACTAGCGTGGTCTCGTCCACAAGACTCTTCTCAGGGTTCCGCTTCTCGGTAGCACTCTGCCCGCTGCCGGATGCCGGCTCAACCAGGACACCAGAGACAACATGCTTCCCCGTGGGCTCATACTTACGGCCCGTACGGCCCTCCACAGCCCGGTACGTGGTGACCTCGACCCGGTGGGGCCCATTCTCCAGGATACGGCCTCTACGCGGCTTATACGCCTTCACCAGTACCCCCACGGACTAACCCCACACAAGTCATTCGGAGGCGGGTCAGGCGGGCTATGAGGAGCCACAGAAGCCGACCACGAGCCACCATTGTCGCCCCGCCGGTTCGCAAGATAGCCGTCACCAGAGAACTGCAGAGCCGACCAACCCCCAGGGTGATCACGGAGCATGGCCCACTCAGCCGGACGGAGCTCCAGGAGACCAGAAGCGATAGCCGCATTCACCGAATACGTGTATGTGCCTTCGGTCTCATACTTCATCACCCCACCGGCGGGGGCGCGCAGGACACGGCACACGGCCTCGGCCTCGACACGCTTCAGGACCGTCTCATACGGCTTGCGCGCCTTAGCCTTGTCCAGCGCGTCGGGGATGGCGAGGAGGATAGTCGCCTCGACATACTCAAGCATGCCCTCCACGTAGGGGGCCTCATCGGCGGCGTCGATACTCCTCATGAGAGCCTGTTCAACGTCCGCCACGCTTGCGACTGTCATACTATCCTCCTCACCATCACCTCAGGGACCGCGCCATAGGCCGTGTCAGGCCTTCTTCTTGAAAACCGCGAAGGCCTTCGGGTCGCGGATAGCCCAACCGAAGGTGGCCTCGGCGAGGAACGCGATCATGTTGGTGCGGAACAGCTCCAGGCCGAACGCGTACTCAGACGCCTGGCGCATCTCGATGTCAGCGACGTTACCGATGACCAGGTTGTCCTTGAAGGATCCGGCGACCATGACGGCGCCGGTCTCCTCGACCTTGGCCTTCTCGTAGCCGCCCACGGCGTTGCTGAAGTGGATCGGCAGGCCGAGGAACTGGCCAACCGGGTCAGCAAGGTTGGTGGAGGCCTGGTAGATCGGGCGGCCCTGAGTGTCGGTCACACCGAGGATCTTGGTGCGGATGTTCTTGCGGGCGAGGAACGCGTCAACGGTGAAGTCGTCGTTAGCGGCCTCAACGGCGTCAACACCCTTTAGGACCGCGTCGAGAATGCCGGAGCCCTTAGCGGCAGCAGCGTAGTCAATGTCAACGAGGTTGGCGTTAGCGCTGATGATCGGGGTCTGGCCGGCGAGGACGGTGCCGGTGAGGGCGTCCTTGCCGTGGAGGATCGCGTTGTCCATGGCGCGGGCGATGGACTCGGACAGCTTCTTCTGCAGGCTCAGGTAGGCCATGACGGGGCTATGGCGGACGACCTCCTCGGAGAGGACGACGCCGGCCGCGACCTTGATTGGCTTGATGGTCTTCGTGGTGAACGAGACCTCGACGGCAGGTTTGTCGCCGCCCTCGGCGACGACGCCGG